ATATCTGCGGTTGCGTTTTTAACTTTTTCTTGTTCTGATACTTCTACTTTTGATGCCGCAATGACTTCTTCAATTTCTTTCTTAACTGCGGCTTGTTTTTCAATTGTCTTATCTACTGATTCAAAGAAATTGCTGGTTAGCATTTCAAGTTTGCCCATCTCTTCAGTTGAGCCTTCCATTGCACCAGTTATTTCACCAAATTTAGATTTTACGTTTTTTGAAAATTCTTCAGGACTGCTACCAGCAAATGTAAATTTGAAATCAACAGGATCACCACCAAAGAATTCCTTGATACCGCTCCACCAACTAACAAGTGTGTTACCAAGATCCTGCACCTTGCCTGCAAGCCAACCAATACCCCACAATATTTCATCAAACAGTGCGGCGAATAAAACTGTAATAACCTTAAACTTAGGACCAAGTAGGAAGAAACCAATGATACCAAAATCTCTAATCATTGGTGGTAATGCTTGAACAAAATCAATTAGATTGTTCATACCAGTTGCAACAAGATTGAATACTGGTGTTAGCAAATCTCCAAACCTTGCAACACCAAGAGCAAATTGTTTTACAACCTGGATAATTTTCTGTCCAGCCTGTTCTGCAAATTTTTCTATTGAACCAAATTGTTCTTCTAATATTTCATCAAGTGTGCCCAATATACCCTTGGCAAAATCTAACAATCCACCCTGGTTACCAAGTGCTAGTGTAAATTTGAATATCTTATCCTGAACCATTGATAAAACACCCTCATAGGTATTTGCCAATGCCAGTGTTGCATTTTCAAATCTACCACCTGGACCAAATACTTCTTCAAATCGCTTGGCAGTTTCATCAGCAGTTACTTTTGCACCTGCTTGGAAACCTAACAGTGCAAGGATACCTCTTTCACGGAATATTTCTGCCGCTGCCGCACCACCTGAAAATGCCCTCTGGATCTGTTCTGAAGCAGTCCTAAAGTCAAGTCCTGAAACGGCAGCCACGTTACCCACAATCTGCAAATTCTTGGCAAGTTCTTCAGCATTGTCTGAAATAACTGCAAGACTTCCTGCACCCTGTTGTATCTGTTCAAGAGTAAATGGAACCTTTGAAGCAAAGTCAAGCATTTCTTGGAATGCCTTGTTACCTTCTTCAACTGAACCAAAGAGGAATTGGAAGCGAATACCAAGTTGTTCAACCTGAGAGGCAGTATTTAGGATTGCCTTAACCCCAAACGCCGTTCCAATTGCGGCACCAATGCCTATAATCTTTGATTGTAAGCCGCCAAATCCTCTTTCAAGATTAGATACGCTCTTACCAACACCCTTAAGGCGGTTATTGATATTTCCTAATACTCTTGCCGTCTTATCTACGGCGACGATTTGGACTGTTTGTGTCGCTGCCACGTTTTATTGCCTCCGCTTCCAATTTGAACCAAGCGGCCCAAATGTTTATTTCTAGGACACTGAATTGCATAACCTCTTCTATGCTTTTCCCTAACTCCTTAGCAATCCTTACAATTAACTGGAGTTCAGTGTCCTCTCTTAGTTTTTTTCAACAGTCTCGTATTCACTAGTTGTGGCATTTACGATTGAAGCGATACGCATCAATACTGCAGGATCTGCCTCATTCATTAGCGTTGCCTTGTCAAATTTACCAAACAAGGGTTTGCCTGATGGATCCAAAGCCTTTAGAATTATGCTTTCTACCAATGCTTCAACTGTTTTACCAGCCTGTTGCAATTCAATAATTTTTGACTCTACTGCAAACGGATGTGCCGTTTTGTAATAGATGTCAGTCTTCCATTCTGGAACACTAATCTTTTCAAGTTCTCCAGAAAGTTTGCTTTTGTAATGTGATTTCACATTTTCTAATATACTCATTTATAACTCCTACGTGTTATCTCCCTAACGGTAGGTCCAAGTATCCCATTAGGTGCTTGTTTTGAATGCCCTCGTTCAAGTGCATCAATGTGAGGAACGCGATTGACGATATTGTGTTGTCTAAATGACTTTTCTAATCGCCAACCGCGCCTCGCTTGACCCTTGTCTATTGGAGTCTTGGATTTTGCAACCTCCAATATATCTTGAGCAATTCTGGTATGAAGGGCATCTTTTTCTCTTTCAAGATGCCTCATAGCCTGTCTCGTGCCTGTGACTTTAAAAGTCAGCATCAGCCTTACACGGTTCCAATTGTCAGTGCGCCAGTTCCTTGGAATGATACTGTTGCAGTTACTAAGTCATCATAAGATGCTGTTCTTGAAACAGAAGTTACAAGGATTGAACCTGAGAATTTAGGTGATCCGCTAGTTGCCTCAGCCGCATAAAATGTTACGTTTAAATCCGTATCACTTGCAGGGTTGAATGCTTTAGCAGAATTATGAGAATCCTCATAAACCACTTCCATTGATCCTGTAAATTGGTGTAACCCGTGTTTGTATGTTCTTGCCGCATCGCCCATAACAGTGTCTTCAATCACGTCTTTAGTGTGTTCTACTGTCCAGGAACGAACTTCAGCAATGTTAGTTTCGCCAGCACTATCAGTTGTATCAATGATAGTTACTGCTCCACCTTCGCCTGTATAATTTGCCATAGTCTAGTCCTCCTTTTTGGCAGTTTCAAAATCATCATAGGAAAAAGTAAGAGTGTCAATTGAGTCTGGATCCTCATCCTCTTCAATTTCTACCACTTCTTCTTCAGATGGTTCTTTTGAAGTCACTTGGGCATCTGCCGTAATTTTATTCTTACTGCTTTTGCTTTTAGTAACTTTCTTTTCTTCTGCTGGCACTTGTATCCAACCAGCATCAAGAAATCTTTCTAGTTTGTGGCTTTCAATAGTTCTTATTGCGCCATCCTTGCTAATTTTTGTAAATTGCATTATGTTGCTCCTTTAGTAAATGAATAATGCACTTCAGCAATCATTAAGAACTCACCCAATGGCGGTGTTCTATCAACTATTTCAATTGAAGTCACGTGTGTTGTTGTTGCCGTTGGATGCGATAGTTCTCTTGTGCGATCCGTGTTAAGTGCTTCTTCTATTCTTTCTATTAGGTTGTTTCGCTTTTCATCCACGCTTTGAACGAAACCTTTTCTACCATCAGAGCGAACAAATCCTCTGATATTCACTTCAATGATTCCTCTTCTGGAACCACCCATAGCGTTATCTTCGCGTGTCTCGTTGCCTGCTGTTACCAATAGAGCAGGAAATTGTGTCATTGCCAACTTGTCTAAATCAAATGGCTCTCTTGACACAAATACGGGTCTTGGCGGACTCATATCCTCCAAAACTTCAATAATGTTTTTTACTGCGGATTCTCTGTTTGACATACCTTCCTACCTTTTGAGGCGGAGGTAGTGTGTGGGTTCTCGTTCTGCATCATCAACTGTTCCACTGCTATCCGCGTCGTATTCAACACCATCACGCAAAATTAAATCAAGTTCTCTATCATATTCCTTGCGATAGAATTCCATCTTGCGTTCAAATAAATCTTGTTCTACGTCAAACTTAGCGAGTTTAGGATAAATGTGGAAACCCAGTGCTTGATAGCAACAGGCTCTAGTCAGTTGGCTTGCAGTGTATAAGTCTTCATCTGGCTCATTGCGTCCAGCGTTTAATCTAGAAATGTCATAGGCACCAATTGCATAAGTGGGCCACCAACGAATTCTTAGGTCTCTAAATACGTCTGCTTGTGCTTTTGTAATTTCTTCGTTGAAGTCAGGGATACCAAAATCAGTGATGTCTGGCTCGTAATCCTGAATATCAGAAATTGTTGCTAGTGTTATCGCCATAGGATACTGTCCTTTATAATACGCCGTTGGGTCCTTCCCAAGCCGCTAATTTGTTTAGTATTTGTATTTAGCAGTTTGGTTGGAAACCATAGACTTTTCAAAAGAATAGGGCCCAAAAGGCCCTATTCTAATAGTGTATATCTAACCTAAATTAGATAACTGCTGTTGCGTCTGATACGATTGCAACACCGTAATCATCAAACAATTCACTTACACCGTAAGCCATTGAACCTACGATTTCTAATGAACGTTTTGAAGCATTACGCTCTGTTTCAATTCTCATTGAACGCTTGATCATTAAACCAAGAGCATCACGTGTCATTACTGCACCATAGTATGCACCTGCTGAGTCACCGCCTGTTACAACAGTTGATTCAAACACGTCAATACCTGCAATTCTTCCAATGAAGCCGTTTAACAATGCTGTGTTACCTACATCACTTAGTGAGTGTGACATAGTTGAACCAGCGTTAGTTAATTGGTTCTTTAGGTCGTATGCTTGATATGGGTGTAACACACAAGCAAAGGCACCGTTTTGGTCCGCTTTCTTTGCCTTAAGTGTTGCCGCAGCCTTGAATAAGTCTTGGACTGTAACAGCCGCTGAAGTCTTATTAACAACGCTTGAGAAACCACTGAATAAACCTGCTAGGTCAGTGTCTAGTTTCTCAGCCATAGCCGCACCTAACTGACGTCCAACTGCTGCCGCAACGTCTTCACTTGCTGACTCGTTTAATAGGTCAGTAAGTTCAACCATTACACCAACTTCTGATGCAGTGATTTCTTTCTTAGTTGTTGCGAAAGCCGTGTTGCTTAGGTCAATTCCATCTGCAACAGAAGCCGCAGCCACTGCTGGATAAATTGGAACCTGTGCAGTTAAGCCTGGTGTTCCTGTCATATCGTAAGTTCTTACGAGAGGACGGATAATAGATTGTTCGTTCAGTGTAAAGAGTGCTGATTGAACAATGTTGGCGTAAAGGGCTTCACCTGAAGCCGCTGAGCCTGTTTTTAGTTCGTCTGCCATAATCGTTCTCCTTTAGATAGCAAATTAAAGAATAACCCCTTTGCTTCGCATTATATTTCTATACTGCTTACGATGTTCTGGGTTATCCATATTAAGTTTAGTAACATCGTTATCTACCACAGGAGTCTGCTTGCCTACACCTGATCCAGTTCCAGAACCATTTGGTCCTGCTGAAACAAAATGCGGATTAGCACTAAGGAATTCATTTACCAAGTTTGATACTTTTAATGGTTCTCCATTATCATCATATCTTACCTGTCCGTTCGTATCTACAACATCAACACCACCCGCTTCATTCAGTTTCAAGTTGCCCTTTAACAGTGAAACCACCTGTTGTGGATTTACTGCTCTTTGGCTACTTGCTTCATTAAGCAGTGTGCCATCTACCTTGATAGAGTGAAGTTCTTGTTCGTATGTTTGAATTTTTGAATTGAACTTTTCTGCCTGTTCCTTCAAAAGTTTCTCATACTCTCCACGCTTTTCCAACTCTTGTTGTTTGCGTTTGTCTTCTGCTTCTACCAACGTGTTGTAATGGTCCAAATCAACATTTGAGTATTTCTTCTCAAACTTTGCTTTTTCCCTTGCCACTCTTTCAGCAACAATGCGATTCACATCGTCCTGTGTAAGTGTATTTGTATCCCTAGCATCCTGTGTTGCTACCTGCTCTTTAACCTCTGGTTGAGATGCAGTTGTCTCTGTATCATTAACCGCTGTGTTTTCTGCGTCCATTATCTGTCCTCTTTATAATTGGTTGAGTTCTACCACCTGCCCTCTAATGGCAGTATGTTCTATTATTTATGCCTTTGGGCACAAATTCATTTATTTACGGCGTCTTCCACCGCGTGAAGAAGTCTTTTTCTTGTCCTTCTTCTTTTTTCTTCCGCCTCTCATACCTGGCATATCGCTCTCCTTTTAGTCTTCCCAGCGAAAAGGAACTATTTCCTTTTTTCGTTCTAGGATTTCTTTTCTACGCACCTTGCATAGTTTGGCAAGTTCTAGTAGATTGTTTCTTGCCCTAACACCTGCTGCCTTGGAGTCCTTGACTTCAAAACGCCAAATGTTCTCCTTGTAACTTTCAAAGATTTCTCTGATCTGTTTCTCAGTTTCTTCTTCATTTACAAAGTCTCTGTCAGGTATAAACTGACCCATCTACTGCTCCGTTCCGCTCCCAGAGTTAAAAAGTTGTGCTAATTCTGGATGTGTTGCAAGTATCTCTTCATCAGTGTAACCTGCTTCCAACATTTCACGCATATGCATCACCATATCATTAACATTGGTGATAGGTGCGTGTGTTAGTAGATTCTTGTCAGGCTTGTTCTCTGCCTTCCATTCAGCATACCATTCCTTGACATCCTCGTATGGCATTTCAGTGATTGTTTCCAACAACATCTTGTCAATCTTGTCAGTAATCATCTTGTCTTCTGGTGCAGTTTCCTTAGCCATCTTAAGCATCTGCACATCATTAACCTTGTCCTGTATTGAGAATGAGCGTGGATATGTAACTTCACCATCCCATACTGCGCCTTGATACTGTGCCCATAGTCTCCAAATTTGTTCTTCTGCGTGTTCTAGATTCATTGCAAAATCTGCCAGCCTTGCATTTAGCATTTGGAATTCTGTCTGTAATCCCACTCCTGACAATCTACGACTCTCAACGGAGCGTATGCCTCCAAGTGAAGCCATTCTATCAATGGATTCAACTTTCTTTTCAATTGCACTTAACACTGCCTCAATTGAAGCACCATCTGGTTGCAATAGGTAAGGTTTCAAGCCTGGATCCAATCCCTGTGGTAATTGAACTATGCTTCCCGCGCCTGCCGTTGCTTCTGTATCAACTGTCTTAACCAATGAAGGATGATTTGTTAGCCTAATAATCTGTTCAATTTCTGAGGACATCTCATACAGTTCTTTCTGTATGTCTGCCCAATCGCCTGCTGGTGAAATACCAATGCCTCTTGTTTGGCTTCTCTGTGCATACACACATACCGCTGGTATTCTGCCAAGTTCGTTTGGCATAGTCATTGCCAACTCGCCTGTTTGATTGCTACCATCAATTACATAAACATTGATTTCTTCTGGTGTGTATTCTCTAACATACTGCTTGTCATTTACCACTTCTTCCTTAACCTTTAGGTATGAAAGAGTGTATAATCCATTTGGCTGTCTTGAGTATTCCCAATCCAACACATTGTCTGGTGAGAACATACTAACATAAGGACGAATGCCCTGCTGTAATTCATCCGCTCTGGTTAGTGTCTGTGCGTTTGGTTTATCCACAATTACCCAAACATTACCATACACCATTGCCATGGCACTCATTTCTCTTACAAACTGATGAAAACTTCTACCATCCAAGTCAGCGTCTGCAAGGAAAGGCTCTAACCCAGGATCGTTTTCAATTGATCCAAATAGTCTCTTTGGATCTCTGCGGAACAAGAATGAATTGTATATACCAATGATTGATTTTACGTGATTATCTAACCCAAGCATTCTTAGGCGTTTTTCATAATCATCTCTTGATTCATAATAATATGGCTCCAAATATTTTCCTAAGAAATATTCGTAACCACCGTTGTAAGAGTCTCCCAAGAAAATCCAACGATTAAGATAGTGTTTGTAAGACGGATGTGCCTCCACTATGAAATCAACGGCTAACTTGGAATCACCCTTTAATACTCTGTCTCTAATAACGGGCATCTAGTTCCATCTCCTTGCTGTTTGATTGTTACCTGAGAATGCCCATCTTTGTGGTTCCTGTGGTGCATATTCAGTGCGAACTGGATATAAGAAATCAATGAGATAACCTACTGCGTCAGCCATATGATCCAGTTTTCCGTCCTTGTCTATGACGTTTGTTCCTGGTTTATAAACCATTTTTTCCAAACTGTTAATAATGTTCTTACACTTGGGATCAATATACAGTTGTATATCTCCCCTTGCGTTCTTTAATTTACTATTTACTGCATTTACCCTATCACGAACTGGAGTGTGGCTGTTTCTAGCCTGCACATTGAATCCTGCATTCTGTAGGATTGAAATGTCCGTCTTGCCTCCTGCACTTGAACGCCTTTGGCGTCCTGCTGGATCTGGATAGATGTTAATTTTTGAATTTGGATATCTGCGTTTTAGTTCATCACAGGTATCCTCAGTGCTTGAACTATCCAATAACAGTTCATCAATGAAATAGACACTGCCATTCTCAATGATTGCTATGGCACTGGCTAAGGCGCCCACATTAAAATCCTGTCCTATGTATATTTCATTAACGTCTGGATTAGGATATGATTTAAGATGTTGTTCTCTATCAAAATTGTAATAAACCATACCACTGTATGTGTTGAATGTTGCAAGGTATTCCTGTTGAAATGTTTTTTCATCCATATCACGCCTTGCATCCTCAATCTCATTCTGTGGAACATTGCCACCATCCAGTGTTGTGTAACTCCACGCTTCCCACCCTTCAGTCGTTAGAGCCATGGAATACATCTCGTGGCTAAAAGATCCTACTCCGCGTGGCGTTCCTGTGAATAGAGCGTGTCCCCCTTTGTCAGATAGTGTGGGACGACATACCTCCGTCCAAACCCTAGGATCTATGTCCTGAAATTCATCCATAACTATAAAATTCAATCCAACGCCTCTAAGGCTGTCTGGATTATCCGCACCCTTAAGGTGTATTACGCTTCCATTCTTTAATCTTAATTTTAGTTCTGCTTCATTGGATGCTTCTATCCAACGCAGGTCCTTTAGTTTGCCCTTTAGTTGATCCCAAACTATGCCCTTTGCCATTCTGTAACTTGGTGCCACATACCATACCTGGCTGTTTGGAACACTTGCAAATCTTGCCAATTCTCTCATAGCCACGTGTGTCTTGCCAAAGCGACGTCCTGTTACCGCAACACGGAAACGGCTATCACTTTCACAAATTGTTTTCTGTGGATCTGATAATGGCACTATCTGTCCTCCATAATGATTTCAAATCCTGCGGCAATTGAAGTTGTTGCTCCTGCCTTGGCACGAATTTCAATATCTGTTTTTTCATCCAGTTGTGGTGGAAATTCCCACTTGCGTTGGAATGGAACACCAAATGTTGATACAACACCAGCACTTCTTAACACACCACCAAACGGTCTAATCATTAGTTGTGCAACAACGGGTTGATTCTTTTCAACACTTATGTTGCCTGACATAAGATAACCACGCTTGCCAGCAGGTATGGTATAAACTGCCATCAGTGTCTGTTGGCTGGTTGCGAATATCTTTGCATAGGTTGTGCCACCATTTGAAATTGTAACATCACCTATCAAATCAGTGTTTGATGAATTGTATGCTCTAAAAACTCTTAGGAATTGTTGTGTTGTTTGGACTGCACCTGCACTATCAGTATCATCCAAGGTTACTGTTTCCGTAATCTCATTATAATCAGCATCAAGTCCCTGTATGAAAATTGTTATACCATTGTCTGCACTTTCATCACTTACCACTTGCATATTAAGAGCACTTGAAGGATATGAATAGATATTATCTCCATCCCATACTGTCTTGTAGGCTGTGGTTGCTGTTGGTAGATAACCAAATTTGTCTATGCCTGATAGATTATCATATAGATTTTTTCTAAGTGCTATACCATATGGCATTACAAATGATTTCTGTTGATTATCTAATTGCATATTAGTCCTCCCAAGGAAGAGGCTGTGTATTCTGTGAATCCTCTGGTGAATCCTTCATACCCAAATACTGTTTGGATAAAAAGATTTGCACACGGGTATCACCATTGATTGCCTTTTCCCACATAGCACGCCTTAGGCTTTGCTTGCCAGTTTCTTTTCCTTTTTCAAGCAGTGCTTTGAATCTTTTCTTAAGTGCCGCAGGAGAACAGCCTACCACTTCTGCTATTTCTTCTGGTGTGCATTGAATACAGGCTAACTTATAGACTAGGTCTCTGTCTATAGTTCTGTATTTTTTCTTTTGTGTGTTCTGTTCTTCACTCATTAGGCTTGTCTCTCTATTACCTTGATTCTAAAATTTCTAGAATCCTGTAATCCATTGGTTGTTACAATCTTAAATTCTATGTTATAGATAGTGCCTGCCGTGCCGCCTGAGATGTATGCCGTTGCTATGTAATCCGTGTTTGTTGATGAGTCTATTGTTATGCCTGAGTCCGCCGTAACGGATATGGAAGTAATTGTATCACCACTGGGCATCCAGTTGGTCCAATCCAATGAATAGTCCAAGACAGCATAAGGGTCTTTTTCAATGTAAGCACCTACTCTGTCTTCCTGGAATCCTGTTAAATTTGGCATATTTATTTCCTTGTGTCCAGTGGTGTCCCTGCCACGTCAGTCAGTGTCAGGTTCTGGATTTCTAATTGTCTCGTTTCACTCTTAACAGAAGAGATTCTCGTCTCTTCTTGAATAGTATTTACACGATTTTCTGATTTTACTAATTTTTTGCGGGATTCTGCTTCAATTATGAGAGTTCTGTCTTCTGTTTTAACAGTATAGACTCTGTAAGGATCAATCTTGTATATCGTAAGTGCTGATAATACCGTGTTAAATGCACTTAATGATGCCTTACCATTGGTTAGTATAACACCAGTTGCCTTGGTTATTGCAAATAGGCTTGATGCGGTTATGCTTCCTGCACGATTTAGATTTGCACTTGCACTTACTGTAGATATTGCTGGTAATTCTGCATTACCTGTTACCAGCGTTGAATTTGCCCTTACCGTAAATGTTGGTGTTAGCGTTATAGTTCTGTTTCTTGTTCTAAATGCATCTATTGACATGGTGCCACTTGAAGCATTAAGAACCGTGCCTTCTGAATCCTTTCTACCAGCAACACTTACCGTTGCCGTAACATTCATTATGACTTCACGGAATTCAATTACCCTTACACCATCCGCAGATAGCGTGCCAAATGATGCCGTTAGCGTTGCACCATTTCTAGTTCTATCAGCATCCGCTGACAGTGTTGCTTGGCTTGTAAATTCTATATTCTGTGGTGTAGAATCTTTTCTACCTGCCACAGTCATTGTGCCTAAACTTGCTTCTAGTGTTGTGCCCTGTCTTGTTCTTTCACCACTAACAGTCATTGTTCCCAATGAGGCAATCAGTTTGGCAGTGCTTCTCGTTCTAAATGCTTCAACAACAAAGTTGAGAGCATTTGCCATTGTGACTGAACCAATCTTGCGCCTTACACCATCCGCTGATAGTGTTGCACTTGCAGAAACAGTCTTGATGATGTTTCTTGTTCTAATGGCATCCACAGTCTGCGTTGAGACTGAAGGCATAACAAAATCAAATATCTGTTTTCTTCTGTCACCAATAACACTAAATGTTGATTGGCTTGAAAGTGTTGCCTGGCCCGCAACAACCAAATCACCTTCAGCCCATAGCGTTTGCCAATGCTCTTGGTTTGGACGATCCCAGGTGCCCATATTTTCCCAAGCATCTGGATTGGTGTATAAGTCCGCACTGGAATTTCTAGTTCTTTCAGCCTGTGATGTCTGTGTAAAGTTTGCGGTTATGTCCGCAATAGGACGTTTGGTTGCGTTTGCACTAATCGTGAATTGTAGGGCACTGTCAATGGTGGATGAACCGTCCCTGGTTCTAACACCATCCGCTGATAGGGTTGCGGTAACGGGCTGTGTTGAAATACCCTCTTCAGGTAATTCTTCACCTATTGCTGTAACTGAGAATTGTGAGGTAAGGGTGGCTGTGCCTGAAACTATGCCTGTTACATAACCAGGATCTACGTATGTGCCAGCGGTGTATGTATCATCTACATAATCACTGGCAACATAAATTCCACTTACAAATTCACTGCCAGCCACTTGGGTTCTCCCCTACAGTGACTTACGCCAATGTAACTGTTAGGTTACCTGTTGTGATTTGGAAAGTATCGTCTGTTAGGATTTCTCTCGCCGTATCCAATGCACCATAGAACAGCACATTGCCTGCACCTGCTGAATCTGAAGTTGAATCAGTGTCCATTACAGCCACGTGTGTGATTGTGCCCCAGTTAGACGTTGCTGTTGGGAATGTGATGTTTCCTGAATTAGATACAGATCCATTTGAAATAGTTCCAAATGTTACTGCTTGTCTTACGTATGCAGTTCCTGAAGTTGATACTTCGTTTGTTAATGTTCCTGCTTCTAGGTTGTCTGATGTTCCACCAGTTGAATCGTCTGATGTAAATAGTCCCACATAAACTGTTGCGGGAGCAGTTGAAGACTGTGAATTGGCTTTTAACCAAAAGTCCAATGTTCTGTCTTCAGTATAATTTGATGCCGCTGACATAATATTATTTCTCCTTATAAGGTTTTTTTGCGTTTGTTATAACAAGTGTATTTATTGTGTGTGCCTTGGGAATTGTGTTATGCTATTTTCTGTATTCTATACAACCAATTGCTTACATTTGTCAAAGCATTTGTGCTGCCTATAGTATAA